GTTGTCGGTGCTGTAACAGCCGCTAGGCCTTTATCAATAAGTTCAGAGCTATAACCAGACAACTCCAAAACATCTGCGATTTGGCTTGTTGACAATCCTTGTTGCTGAAGATTTGAAACATCAGCCAAAACATCGCCACGGTCTGCAATGGTTGCCGTTTCTGTCGGCCCAAATAGACTAGAAGCCCCGTAAGCTGTTGCTCCAGCAAGTAGAGCATTCTTAAGCGCATCCTCTACAGAGCCGCCAGTGACAAGCGTACCGCCACCACCAATTGCAGCGCCTGTAAGCCCCTGAACAGCAGCGTTTGACAAAGTAGGCGCAGCAGCACCAATTACGCTGGAAAGCCACGGCGCACCAACCACAGAGCCAAACATTGTGGCTGCTGTCAAAAAATCCTTGGCTGTATCACCCGTATTGATCGCAAACGGAGTGCCAGTTGCATTTCCATATGCGTCATATGTTTGGTAATAAGTCAGCGGCCCTTGCTTGGCGACTTCTTCATACACCTGATAGTCATCACCTCGACCCGTAAGCGTTCCTGTTCGCTGACTTGGAAGCGTGTATTCACCTTGTGCAACCCGAGGATCAAAGGTGCTTTGAAGTTCCTGTTGCTGTGCTGCTGCTTTACGCTGCTCAACCATTGGAACGCTTAGACCAGTGACACGGGCAAGCTGTGCAGAACTAACCCCATACTGATCCATCGCAGAAGCGATTTGTGCGTCAGTAGCGAACGGGTTAGCCGCCAACCATGCTGAGACTTCTTGATCTGATACAGCCATATATCACCCCGGAATTTCTACGTTGCCACTGATACCAGCACCAATCTTCATCGCTTTCAATTGGGCCTCTGCTTGGAATTCCTCTTGCTTCAATGCCATCTCAGCACGGAATTTCTCCATCTCAAGTTGCATCTTCGCCATTTCCTTTTCGCGCATCAACTGCAACTCAAGGGCGGCTTTCTCACGCTGTAGCTGCATCTCAGCTTGCATCTTGGCTTGTTGCGCTTGAATGTCTGCCTGAGTCTTAGCCATGATAGCTTGGACTTCTGGCGGCATTTGAGGTTGTTGCGGAGGAGGATTAGACAAAGCCTGGTCAATCTCAGGCGTGATCGGCTTGAAGAACTCAGCAGAATCCTTGAATCCAGATGCCTCGACAAACCGACCCAGTGTGTTTCGATACTGACCGAACGAAACCAAAGGATTCGCAGGGCCAAGCTGACCAAGAATCTGCTCTTGTTTGGCAAGCACCATCTGAAGCATTGCCATTTGCTGGTCACGGTTACCAGTACCCAGACCAACACTGACAGAAATGTCGTATTTGCTGGCCCATGCGCGAGGGTCAATCGTTACATAGTCGCCACGCAAACGAATGATTCTGGGCTTGTTCTGATACTTCGTGACAAGGTGAAGGATACCCTCGAAAAGTTCCTTAACGCCTGATTCAGCAAAGATACGGGCAATCAGTTCAATCTTGCCTGCACCGGCTTGCTGCATTGCTGCCACGGCTGCGGCTGTCACGTTTTGCAGAATGTTCGGGTCAAGACCTTGCGATGCCTCAGTCACGCCAGTGCGCTTTTGCTGGACAGAATCCAGATACTGAAGCATGGGGAACGACTGACCTGCTGTCGATTGCACGGTCAACTGCTGAACAGCGCCTTGTGCCTTGGTGCGGATAATCCCACCAGCCGTAGAGGTCAGAACGTCATCAAGATTAACCTGTCCTTCAACAACAGCTAACTTGGCGTCGTTCGTCAGATACAGGTTGTCCAGCATCTGCCGGGTAATCGTCGTTTTGATTAGCTGGAGATCAATAGTCCTATCAGCAAGAGAATTGCCAAAGAACTTATGCGGAATCGGCAGCGGACAGATTGAGTAGAACGGAATGTAATCCGTTTCCTCATTGCTCAGAATCTCATTGCCAGCGTAGAAAACCTGACGCAGTTCAGCGATCCCGTCATCGTCCTCGTCGTGGTAGATATAGCATTCAAACACCTCGACTTCCTGAAGGGCGAATTCTTCAGATTGGGTGTCGTAAGGCTGCTCACCACGGGCGTAACGTGCGACACGCTCAGGAGTGTAGGCCAGAGAATCACCAGAAGGAAGCGAATCAACCTGGTCACGGTCAAACCCCATTGCAATCAGGTCGCTTCGTGTGATCTGGCGACGATGAGCAACGAACGGGGTTTTCTTGGTTGTCAGACCCTTCTTGGAAATCAGGAATTCCTCTGGGGCTACGTTCTCAACAACAACTTTCCCTGACTTCAGCTTCTTCTTGATGGTCACATTGTGCAGATTGAACATCGGCACTTCACCACCAGCAAGAATGATCTGTTCTTCCATCACAGGATCAACAGCAGACCTAGAGGTGGTTTCCTGCTCTACAACCTCGATGCTGTCATCCTGAAGCATAAGGGCTAACTCATCGTCAGTCAGCCCTTGGTAAGTCTCTTTGGTAACGTCCTCTTTGTCTTCCCAATAGGCTTTAACGATACCGTTCTTTTGCAGCAGAGCATCCTTGAACCAATCGTGCATGATGATAACGCCGGGGTTATCCTTCATGAAGATGTAGTTCAGGTAATCAGTAGCTTGTTTAGCTCCTTCTTCATCGCCAGGAGATACTGGATCAGCCATGCAAAGCTGATCGGATGCCGTGAAGATTCGTAGCAGCGCAGGCAAAGCGCCATCAATCGCCTCTGCTACCTCGCCAGTAACAATCTGGCTTTTGCCCTCTACCTCGTTGCCGTATGGCTGTCGGAGATAGGCTTGCAGTGCCAGTTTTCGTTCTTCAACGGTTTCGCTTTCGATATATCCGATTGAATCATCAATAGCGGCTTGGACTGCTGCTTTCAGGCTTATTTGGCTCATCTTTTACCCTTGGAGGTCGCCCAATACGGGGCTTTCCGTCTAATTGTAGCCCTTTTACCAGATTTTCCAATGCCTGAACACGGGCTTCAAGTTCAGCGATTCTTTTGGCCTGATTCTGGCCCTGTGGTACTAGAAACATGAATTCCCCTTACACCACCCACTTTGGCGGCTTGTTGATTGATTTGTTCCACGTCGAAACATTCTCATCCAGACCAACTGCCACATATCGGAATGCGTCAGCAGCGTGGGAATGCTGGTCGTGGAGTGGCTTGTTGGAGAACATCTTGGTATTCGGGTCAACGTCATACCTGTAATGTCTCAAGTTCTGCATACCATCAGCACAGTTTGTCTCATGGATATAACAGCGGTTTAGCAGTGTACGGGCAGCGTTAATCCCGTCAGCAATAGACAGTTTCGGAGTAATCCTGATTGGTTTGCCCATGCTCTCAAGAATATCTTTGACCGATTTACCAGTCATATTCTTGTTTTCTGCATCGTGAGGCAACCACCAATCTTTATAGACATATCCTTTGTTTTCTAGGACATGAACATAATGGTCGATGGTTTTCTGACAGTTTTGGTAGAAATCCACAATCCTGACCTCACCACCTGGGATATATTGAACAAACCAGATTGAGGTCATATCAGCCCACCCCAAGTCCCAGAAGGTTTGAATCGGGATATTGGTGTCAATCAGGAAATCCCTGACCCTGTTTTCTTCCTGAGCCTTACGTAACTCATTGGCGTAAACAGCACCCTCAAGCATCTGGCGGGTATGCCCCTCCCAGACGTTCAGATAAGAATCAGGGTCTTTTTCCTTGAGTTGCTCCAGTTCGTCTTTAAGGACTTCAGGAAACCACGGATTGTCGTTCCAGTTCACCTTGCGAACAAGAGCATTATTCGGAGGGCTTACAACGAACCGCTTATAGGTTTCATCCGTGTCCAAGTCAGGGTTGAACGTCACCCAGATTTCCGAGCCGGGCTTACGGATGGTTGGAATCAGTGTCTCCCATGAGGTTTTAGATACCGCTTGGCCTTCTTCCACCCAACAGATATCCACACCCTCGAATGACTTGATGGAGGTGACGTTATGTTTCAAACCGACAAAAGAGAACTCAGATCCGTTCTTCCCATAGATAGCTGTTCTCTGTACGTCAAAGAAAGACTCTAGGCCCATAGACTTGATCTGGTCAGCCAGCAGAGCAATCACGGAATCAGAGATGGAATTCTGAAGTTCCCGCGCACATAAAACCCTAATAGGGTTTTGCACTGCTTTAGCAATCAATGCCCGAGCCACCCCCCAAGACTTACCAGATCCACGACCTCCGTAGAGAATCTTGTATCGGGAAGGCTCAAAGAGGAAATCTAGCTTTTCAGGGAAATCTAGTTCAAGTTCCATCAGGACGAACCAGTTTGATGTTTATCCCAGAGACTTCCACAGGGCCACCGTCTTGCCCCGTTACCTCAGTTCGAGAGAGTTTCGGTGCGGCGTACTCAG